ACAGACAAAAACATGAGCAAACAATAGACAACCAAACAAGGAGGAACTAATGAGAAAAGTTCAATATGGAATATTAAATTTTGTGTGTCATTTAATAATACTAATTTCTATTGCTGATAATAGATATCTAGAGACTAGCTTATATATGATTATTATTCTTAATATAGTTGGTTGCGTGTATCTAGCCATGAGCAACAGAGACGATAGTAATAGATTTAGTAATCATACTTCAAAATACTTCGACAAGTAACCTAGTCACTAGTAACTCGTTACCCTTACTCGTCACGCCTAACAGCGTGACGAGTTTTTTTGTGCTTGTCGCCTGAATTTTTCCCCGTTGGGGCATCGATAGAGGTCCCAACGGCATGTCAAAGTCCGAAGGACATTGATTAGTTAATTAGGTAATATACGTATATGTTTTAAATGTTAGTATATATAGTCGGATCTATACGCTTAAAGGCTCCAAAATCATTATTGGTTTGCAAAAGCATAAGTAATGCAATAATAATCATTTAAAACAACATTATAAAAAAATTTTATAAAAAATTTTATAAAAAATTTTTCAAAATGCTAATCGATCTAGAAAAGATAAAGAAATTACCTGCTGACGTACGTAAAGACTTCATGAGAATGTACTTACAGTACGAGGATAAAAAGAGAGAAGATAAGGTTAAATCTGACTTTCTAAGTTTCGTGAAGTATATATGGCCTGATTTTATAGAAGGCTATCACCATAAAATTGTCGCACAGAAGTTTAATGACCTGGCTGAGGGTAAGATAAAAAGGCTTATTATTAATATGCCACCTAGGCATACTAAATCTGAATTCGCCTCCTCGTTGCTCCCTGCTTGGATGATCGGAAGAAATCCAAAACTAAAAATTATTCAAACAACCCACACAGGAGAACTTGCTGTAAGGTTTGGTCGTAAGGCAAAGAACTTAATCGATAGCCAGGAATACCAGAAGATATTTAAGACTAGATTACAAGAAGATTCTAAAGCAGCTGGTCGCTGGGAAACAGCACAAGGCGGAGAATACTTCGCTGCTGGTGTTGGTGGCGCGATTACAGGTCGTGGCGCAGATTTATTAATTATTGACGATCCGCATTCTGAGCAAGATGCTTTGAACATGCAAGCTCTCGAGCGAGCGTATGAATGGTATACTTCAGGTCCTCGTCAACGTTTACAACCGGGTGGTTCTATTGTTTGTGTAATGACAAGATGGAACACAAAAGATTTAACGGGTATGTTATTAAATTCACAAAAAGAAACTAAAGCAGATAGATGGGAGATTGTAGAGTTTCCCGCAGTCATGCCGAGTGGACTCCCTGTTTGGCCTGAGTATTGGAAACTTCCAGAGCTGGAAGCTGTTAAGGCATCTTTGTCTGTTGCTAAGTGGAACGCACAATGGATGCAGAATCCAACATCAGAAGAAGGAGCTATCATAAAACGAGAGTGGTGGAAGGATTGGGACAAGGATACTTTACCCGCTTTAAAACATGTTATTCAATCTTACGATACTGCCTTTATGAAAAAAGAGACTGCCGATTTTTCTGCTATCACAACGTGGGGTATATTTCAGGAGAACGAAGATACACCTGCAAATTTAATATTACTGGACGCTATGAAAGAGAGACTAGAGTTTCCAGAGTTGAGACGGGTAGCTAAGGAACAGTATGACTACTGGCAACCTGAAACAGTATTGGTTGAGGCTAAAGCATCTGGCCTCCCGCTGACCTATGAACTTCGCGCTATGGGAATACCGGTAGTTAATTTTACTCCATCAAAAGGAAATGATAAGCATACCCGTGTAAATTCGGTTGCACCTTTATTTGAAAGTGGTATGATATGGGCTCCAACAGATAAAAAGTTTGCACAAGAAGTAATTGAGGAATGCGCTGCTTTTCCGTATGGAGAGCATGATGATTTAGTGGATTCAATGACTCAAGCTGTTATGAGATTTAGACAAGGAGGATTAATTACTCATCCTGAAGATTATAAGGATGAAAAACGTCCTCCAAAGAAATATAGTTACTATTGGTAAATTATGATATTAGCAGCGCCCCTTATACCTCCTTTTGCTCAAGCCGTTGGAATTACTGCGGGAAGTTTAGGACTGATTGGTCTTACTAAAAAAGTAAATGACTACATTAGAGCTAACCCCAAAGAATCCATGGAAATTATTAAATTAATATCTCCAGGGGTAGCAGGCATTTCTACTTTATTTGAAAATAAAAAAAGAGGTATTGGAGACAACAATCCCCCTAGCCCAATCGAAGAAGAAAAGCCACCTCAACAAGAACCACCAAAGGAACCGAATATTGGAGAAGAGGTTTTAACTGCATCCATAATAAAAAACAAAATTCAAACTTGGGAAAAATATATGTCTCAAGACGAAGCTGAAAAAGCTGTGAAAGAAAATAATATAACTTTAAAAGATCTAGAAATACCTGCTTTAAAAAAACAAATTACTTTTAGAAAAAATGGAAATGATTTTGATATACTGTTTGATAGAAAAGTTGTAGGTGAACTTCAGGATATTACACAATTTAAACAAGAAGATGGTTCTCAAAAAGGAAACGAGAGATCATATAATCTATCTTTAATTAACGAGGATGGGTACAACGGGGAGGCTTTTGACACACTAGATGGTCAAGCATTTGCAAAGGATGAAGCAAAAGATACTGTAGCAAGAGATCTTTTAAGAGACACCCAAGAACCTAGATACCCTAGTTTAAAAGATATTTTTCAAAATATAGAATATAATAAAAAAGGTATACCGAAGAAGGTTGCTGAAGAGAGTGAGATAATCCGCAAGCAGGTAGAAAAAAACAAAAAAGCTTTAGGAGGTTTAATAGATAAGCCCCTATTAGGAAGAAGCAGAGATATATGATAAAAAAACTATCTACAACTACATCACCGAAAAAAGGACCTAATCCACAGGGCTTGAATATTCCTATTAAAAAGGTTAAGGTCGCAAGATTGGATAAAAATAACAGGAAAAAATAATTATGGCTGAAAAAAAAACAATAGGTCCAGAACGAAACGAAACCAAAGACATGGTTAAAAAAAGATTATTAAGAGAAGAACAAGATAAAAAAGATTTTAAAGAAAAATGGGATGCCACTCAAAAGAGAATGAAAGAGGCAGGAGCTTCAAATAAAAAAGATTTTAAAGAAAAATGGGATGCCACTCAAAAGAGAATGAAAGAGGCAGGAGTTTATAAATCAGCAGGTGGATTAATTACCGGTAAACCAAAGTTAGCAAAAAAAGGTTGGAAGTAAAATAAATGGCAGACATAGACAAAGCTCTTCCAAACGTTGAGCAAACTATAAATATACCTAGTCAAGAAGATATTGACATTGAATTAGAGGGACAACAAAAAGATCCTCAAGCACCTGTCGACGTTAAAGAAAACGAAGATGGAAGTGTCGATGTTAGCCTAGATCCAGCGCAAGTTAACCCTGGCGAAGACGAAGGGCACTTTGCAAACTTAGCAGAATTATTACCAGACAACGTCCTCGCTCCTATAGGCTCGGAGCTATCTTCTAATTACGAGGAGTACAAGTCTTCAAGAAAAGATTGGGAAAGATCTTACATATCAGGATTGGATTTATTAGGATTTAAATACGAAAGTAAAACAGAACCATTCAAAGGTGCATCAGGTGCAACACATCCTGTATTAGCAGAAGCTGTCACAGCATTCCAGTCGCTCGCTTATAAAGAATTGTTACCAGCATCTGGACCCGTGCGTACGCAAATAGTAGGTAAGATTACACCTGAGCGCGAGCAACAAGCAGCGAGAGTCAAGGACTTTATGAATTATCAAATCATGGATCAAATGACTGAGTACGAAGCTGAGTTTGATCAGATGTTATTTTATTTACCACTATCAGGTTCTGCTTTTAAAAAAGTTTATTACGATGAAATTATGCAAAGAGCAGTTTCTAAATTTATACCTGCAGATGATTTAGTTGTACCTTACACGGCAACTTCATTAGAGGATGCAGAATCAATTATTCATGTTGTTAAGATGTCAGAGAATGAATTACGTAAACAACAAGTAGGTACTTTCTATAGAGACATAGAATTGAATCCATCCTACGCAACGGAAACAGAATCGCAAAAAAAGGAAAGAGAATTAGAAGGCACAGCAAAAGGTAAAGACGAGAGAATATTTACTTTGTTTGAGTGTCACGTGAATTTAGATATCGATGGTTTTAATGATGTAGATGCTGAAGGACTGCCTACAGGAATTAAATTACCTTACGTTGTGACTATCGAAGAAGGATCTAGAGAAGTTTTATCTATTAGAAGAAACTACGAAATAGGTGATCCATTAAGAAAAAAAATTGATTACTTTGTACATTTTAAATTTTTACCAGGGCTTGGTTTTTATGGTTTTGGATTAATACACATGATTGGTGGATTATCTAGAACTGCAACATCCGCTTTGAGATCATTGCTTGACGCAGGAACGTTAAGTAATTTACCTGCTGGATTTAAGATGCGTGGTATAAAAATGAGAGACGAGAATCAAAGCATTCAACCCGGAGAGTTTAGAGACGTAGATGCTCCTGGCGGAAATTTAAAAGATGCTTTCATGACTCTTCCCTTTAAAGAACCATCTCAAACACTATTGTCGCTTATGGGTGTCGTGGTAACTGCAGGTCAAAGATTTGCTTCAATAGCAGATCTGCAAGTAGGGGATGGGAATCAGCAAGCAGCAGTGGGCACGACAGTTGCTATGCTTGAAAGAGGAAGCAGAACAATGTCTGCAATCCATAAAAGATTATATGCCTCTATGAAAAAAGAGTTCAGTTTATTAGCAAGAGTTTTTAAGTTATATCTACCTCCAATCTATCCATACGATATTGTCGGTGGTCAAAAGCAAGTTAAGTCTTTAGACTTCGATGATCGAGTAGATATTGTGCCGGTTGCAGATCCAAATATATTTTCTCAAACGCAGAGGATATCTTTAGCCCAAACGGAAATGCAGCTGGCATCATCCAATCCACAAATGCACAACCAGTATCAAGTATATAGAAACATGTATGAAGCTCTGGGTGTTAAAGATATAGATTCTATTTTAATTAGACCACCAACGCCTACACCAAAAGATCCAGCGTTAGAACATATTGATGCTTTAGGTGGAAAACCTTTTCAAGCTTTTCCTGGTCAAGACCATAGATCACATATCACGTCTCATTTAAATTTTTTAGAAACTAACATGGTTAAGAACGCTCCTGTAGTTGGAGCTGCAATACAAAAAAATATACTTGAACATCTCAGTTTAATGGCTCAAGAACAAATTGAACTAGAGTTTAGAGACGAGCTACCACAACTAGCACAGATGATGCAAGGGGCACAACAGAACCCACAGATGCAACAACAAGCAATGGCTATGCAACAAAGAATTGAAGCAAGAAAAGCAGTGTTAATATCCGAGATGATGGAAGAATACATGGAAGAAGAGAAAAAAATTACTTCACAATTTGGAAATGATCCCATTGCAATGTTAAGAGCTAGAGAATTAGACCTTCAAGCAAAAGAAAACTCTAGAAAACAAAAAGAAGGTGAAGATAAAATAAATTTAGATCGTATGAAGGCTATGATGAACCAACAAAACGTTGATGAGAAACTAGATCAGAACGAAGAGTTAGCACAATTGAGAGCTGACACGTCTATAAAGAAAACAATTTTAACAAGTAAACTAAGAAACAAAAATAATTAACTATGGCATTCCCAATTTTAGGCGCAATCAAGTTAGCAACTCAAGCAGCTGGACATATTTTCAAAAACAGGCAACAAACTAAGATGTTAGAGTCTGATGCAGAGCGTGTTCACGCTTCTAAGATGGCTTCTGGAGAATTAGAATACAAAAAAGCTGTTATGAACAACAATAACCAGGGATGGAAAGACGAGTTCGTCCTAATTTTAGTTTCCGCGCCTATAATGTTATTAATCTGGAGTATATTTTCAGAAGACCCAACAATAATGGCAAAAGTTGAAATGTTTTTTGAGTATTTTAATAATATGCCTTTCTGGTATCAAGCCTTGTTTATAGGTGTGGTAAGTGCTATATATGGATTAAAAGGAGCGGACATTTTAAAACGTCCGAAATAAAATTATGACTGAAAAAAGTTTAAGAGTACCTTCAAAAATACCTTCAAAAATAATGACTGAAAAAGGTTTAAGAGTACCTTCAAAAGCACAACAGAAACTTAAAGAACCCAGAAGACCCCCTAAAGAGTTAGTGGAAAAAGCAAGAGAAAAAAAGGAAGATAAAAGAATTGGTTTAAAACACGGCGGTTCTAAGTTAGTTCAAATAAAAGGTTGGGGTAAAGCTAGAAGAAGATAAAGCCGGCGGTGAAAGAGCATAATGGACGGATTAGAACTAGTATCAAAATTAC